CTGCTGATAAAGCAGTTGCGTCTTTTTTGGGTTTCTTTGAAGGTTATAACAATCTGGACGAGTGGGTATCTGAGTTAACTAAAATCTGTTCTGTGTTTGGCAGGGCGTATGTAATGCTTTATGTAGACCATGATGCAAACGTGGCGGGTGCAATCCTTAAACCGACAGAAGCCTACATGATCTATGATGAAGGTATCAACCCCCGCCCCCGGTATTTCGTCCACTACTATAAAGATGTAAACAACGTTCTCAGGGGTAGCTTCTCAGATGAGTATGGAGTAACTTATTTCTCACAAGAAGGCAGTTACAAAATAGAATCAGAAACAATACCTCATGGGTTCAACGGGGTACCTGCTGTGGAGTTTGTAGCAAACTCTGAACGCATATCCCTTATTGACCCTATACTCAATCTTAACGATGGTTTCAACAAAGCCTTATCAGAAAAGGGTAATGATGTTGATGCCTTTTCAGATGCCTACTTGGTAATTAAGGGCCCGCAGGTCGATGAAGAGGATAGCAAGTTCATCAGAACAACCCGTATCATCAACCTTTTCGATGATGATGAAGGCGATACAAGTGCAATGGATGCCAAGTTCCTTGCCAAACCGTCAGCAGATGCAACGCAGGAAAACTACTTAAACAGGCTGGAAAAACTTATTTTCAAGTTGTCTATGGTAGTAGACATAACTGACACCACCTTTGGCACATCATCGGGTATAGCGTTAAAGATGAAGCTAAAACCGATGTCAGATCTTGCTATGACGATGGAAAGAAAGTTCAAGGCAGCACTATCACAAATGTTTAAGCTAATCTTTTCCAACCCGGTCACAGAGATGCAGGCAGATGATTGGGTATACCTACAATATGAGTTTACACGTAATATACCGATAGAAGAGGAGGATGGTAGCAATGAAACGTAAAGCCTTATTCTTTACAGCAAGCTGGTGTGGTCCCTGTCAAAAAGTCAAGAGTGGGTATATTGCACCGCTATTAAACTACTTGTCAGACGATGAATCAGTTGAAGTTATTGACGTTGAGCAGTCATACTCATTATGTAAACAGTATGATGTTACCCGCATACCAAAACTTGTACTGTTGCAGGATGATGAGGTAGTGTATCAGACGGTAGGTACAGATCTACCAGAACTCCAAAATCTTTATAACTGGCTGGAGGGACGCAGAGATGATTTCAATTGATGTAACACAGTTTCCTCATGATCGCTGGTTATTTGAGTCCAGTGGCCACGCAGTGAATTGCAACGGTATGGGGCATGATGTACTATGTGGGATTGTTTCTTATATAAATACCTTGCTTGTTACTACTCTTATTGAAGCTGGTTACGAGCCTACCGTTCTCTCAATCGAGGACGGTCATTTCTTATTAGATATCAGTATTCCAATTAGGGAATGCCAAACATGGAACTTCTACATTTTGGGTATGAGCTGGTTGTCAAAAGCGTTTAGCGAGTCAATTCAGTTTACATTGTACCATGTTCTTGAAAACGGAAAAACGATGGTAGAAGAGGAATGGTGTACGTTTGAAAAGAGCGACGAAGCTCTTTCAAAAGCATATATGTCCAAGCATTGATGACGTTAAAAGCAATGGGTAAAAGTCAAGCATTGAGACTTAAAACATATGGGTAAGGGAGGATATAAGTAATGTTATTTCAAAAGTATTTGGTTGGATTGTTAAGTGTTCATGATGATGGTGGTAACGGTGGTGATGCCGGTGCCGGTGGTGATCAGGGTAATAACAATAATAGCAACAACAATAATAATGGAAATAATCAAGGTGGTAATAACAATAATAACGGTGGCACAAATAACGATCAGGGTACTAACAGTGATGGCAAAAAGTACACGGATGAAGATGTCAACCGGATGATCAATGCAGCATATGCAAAGTGGGCTGCCAAAAAGGATTCAGAAGTAAGTGAAGCAGCTCGTTTAGCAGCTTTATCAGCAGAGGATAGAGCTACCGAATGGGAAAAGAAATATAACGCTTTACACGCAGAAGCGGAACGCAACAAACTTGTGGCATCTGCAAAGGACTTACTCACAACCGAAGGAGTTACAGTATCAAGTGCAATAGTTGAGTATCTGGTAGCTGATACAGCGGAAACCACAATGCAGAACGTCAAGTCCTTCGTAAAAGATTTCCGTAAAGCAGTTAAAGATGAGGTAGCTAAAACCCTTGCCAGTGGCAAAACGCCAAAGGGTAATAGTGGCGGTGGCACACTCACAAAAGAGGACATCCTGAAGGTACAAAATCCCATTGAAAGACAACGTTTAATTCAACAGAACATAAACTTATTCAAGAATTGAGAGGTATAGCAATGTTTGATAATCTTTATACAAAGCTTTTAAAAGTACATGACCCGGAAGCAGGCACAACCGTTACTACAGATTTAGAGCCTGCTATTTCCATTGATTTCTCAACCCGTTTCGTAAACAGTCTGCAGGCATTACAGAGGGCACTGGGTATTGCTAATATGGAACCTCTGGCAGAAGGCAGCACAGTTAAAATCTATAAGTGGAAGTCTCCTAACCCAGCACCTACACAGGTGGGTGAAGGCGAGACGATCAATCTCTCAGAGTACAAGAGAGAGCTGGCAGCTACCAAAACCTTAACACTTAACAAATACCGCCGTAATACGACAGCAGAAGCCATCCAGAGGAGCGGTCAGGCTATTGCTATTAACGGTGCTGATGGCGAGTTGCTGAAGGATATCTATAAGGATGTCAAGAAGGGCTTTTTCACACAGATTAAGGCTGGTACTGGTACAGCAACAGGTGCAACAGGCTTACAGCAGGCAGTAGCAAATCTGTGGGCTGCATTACAGACCCATTTTGAAGATGAGGAAATTACACCTATTTTCTTCGTCAATCCTACAGATGTAGCTACATATCTGGGAGATGCAAGTATTACAACCCAGACCGCTTTCGGTATGCAGTACTTAGAAAACTTCTTGGGTATGGGTACTGCCTTTATTACACCACAGGTAGCAGCCGGTGATGTATATGCTACAGTTGTTGAAAACATCAATGGCTATTACGTGCCTGCAAATGGGGCAGTAGCACAGAGCTTCGGTCTGACTTATGATACAACTGGATTGATCGGTATGAAGCATTATACAAGGGATGACAGTGCATCAATCGGTACTTTAGCAATGTCTGGCGTGCTTTTTGTACCGGAGTACATTGATGGTATTTTCAAGTCTGTGATCTCAGGCTAATATAGAAGCGATTTCGGTTTTTACAGATTTTCCGGTGATTTTGTAGAATAGGAAAAACGGGATGAATAGCCTTGCAAAAACATAGCAAAAATCAGGTAGAACATATAGTTCAAAATCCTGATTTTTGCGATTTTGCGGGTGCATTTTTGTGGTTCAGTTACACTTCAACCGGTGAATTTAAAATCAAAAAAATAAAGAAAAGTGGGGTTGCATTATGATTGATAACATTCTTAATCGTGTAGAGTTGCGCCTCGCCGATGATGATGGTTTTTCACAGAATGTCGTGGAAGAATTATGCCGTTACGTTATAGATAGACTATGTATCCGTTTAGGGGTAACTGAATACACTTTTCCATCTATATTCAATTCTATAGCTGTAGATGCAACTGTTAAGGCATTTAGACGTATATACTTCGAAGGAATTTCCACAGAAAACACAGCTGGTTTATCAGTATCCTTTTTCGATGATATCTTATCTGAGTACAATGATGAAATATCCCGCTACGTTAAAAGCAATGGTACGTATGGTAAAAAGGGGGTAAAGTTCTTATGATATGGAATGCATGTACTTTCTTAAAACATACATACAAAACGGACGAGTTGGGTAATAAAATTCCTGACGGTGTAGAAGATATATTGGATAGCTATTGTAGGGCAAAGCCGTGGACGTTGGAAGAGATACAGTTATACGGTGAGTTAACGAAAGTACAAAATCAGTATATTGTTCCACTGGTAGAAACCAGTATTACTGATGCGGATTTGTTTGAATTGGGTAATAGGGTATATGAGATTGTATCAGTACAAAAGCTTGCTCCACGGTATAGTGTAGTAACGGTAAAAGCCTATAGGGTCGGGGGTGATGGCTGATGGACTTTACGTTTGGAATTTCAATAAAAGGTACAGATGCCCTTGCTGAAAAGCTTAAAAAACTTGATGCAATCAAGTATGAGGAGATCCGGTCTAAGGCATTTTTGCATATGTGGCGGATCAGTGAAAACGCCACTCCGGTAAAAACTGGTGCGTTGAAGAGGTCAAGGTTAATCTTAGATGACCGATTCGTATACACAGCACCCTACGCCCGCTATGTAGAATACGGTCATACAATGCCTGGCGGTGGGTATATCCCCGGTCAGTATTATCTCAAAGGCATTTATGATGTAGTCAAGCCACTCTACAAAGAAGACCTGTTAAAGGCATTGAAGGAAGGTGATTGACTATGTATAAACAGTATGATGTTGTCAATTTGGTTAATAAGATTCAGGGTATTATAAATAACGGCACAACTATTACGGCATATGATGTAGTGCCAAAAGATACGGTTGCACCTTTTGCCGTTATTGAGTTAGTAAAGATATCGCCAGCCGATACAAAGAATTGGTATGTCAAGCAGTATGATTTTTATATACACGTTATTGCAGCAGGTAAACAATCATCAGTACCTATTTACAGGTACATTAAAGAAATAGAGGAAGCGTTTACAGATGATATAGCACTACCTGAACCCTATCAGTTAGTTGCCCAGATAGATAATGGTTTACAAACTTTATACACAGAGGAAACGGGGGAGAAACATGCAGTTCTCCCCTTTACGTTCAAGATTGCATATGATCTAAAAGTAAAATAAAGAGGTAAAGCGATGAATAAGTATTTTTATATGACGAAAGCGTTAGTCAGTGCGCTTTTAAGTGTGCATGACGGAACCGGTTATGATGGCGGTGAGTATTGCGATTTCAACTCAGTAGCTGCTTCAGCGATGGCAGGTAAGGATATCCTTTTGGGTATTTGGGATTCGACCGGTACAAATATCTTAGCAGTAGCCGGTCAGAAGGGTTTAACACT